TCTCCTTCGCCAATTGCTGCCCTTCCCAGACCGGGCCAGCGTAATCCGCGCCCTTGATGCAAAAGGGGATACCTGCCGCGTCGAGGGCGCGCATCCAGTCGCCTAGTCCCTGCTCGTACCCGCCAGGGGATGTATGAAAGCCGATTTTGTTAAATGCCATCACTGCCTCCCTCTACTGGCAAAGGCGTCTGCGGCGGTCTCGTGGGAAAAGGTGACTGAGAGGCATCGGATGTCTGGTCGTTTTCTGGTATGGGGGGTAAAGAATAAACAACGGTATCGCCTACCCCGGCCGCGTCTATGGCGTCTGCCAATCGGCAACGCCACCACTCGTTTTCATGTGTACCATTATCCACGTCCATCGCTACGACCGGAACTTTCCGACCAGATCAGAGAGGTAGTTGCTTCCCCGGCCGATGACCAGTCCGGTAGCCATAAATGCTACCCACTCCGGCGCGTCCAGGCCGACCATGGCGGTCAAGTCAACGCGGAAGCCGAACGCGGCCGCCACGCCCAGGGCCAGGGCGACGTAGCGAACGAACCAGGTGGGTTGATTGGCTTTCTTGAGAGGCTCGGCGATGAAATACTCGATTGCGCCTTCGACTAACAGGGCCAGGAATAGCAATCCCCCGATGCCCCCAATGGATGATGCAACAATTTCCATGATAAGTCTCCTTGCGTGGTAGAATGATATGTCAACCGTCAGTATAGCACAAAATACCCGCAAATACAACCAACTTGGCAGATTGGGCAAATAGCCCCTTGACAATAGTGTATTACCTGCTATAATGTAATCAGTTTAGTCAACCAGTCAAAAAGGAGAAGTCAATGATAACTCAGAATCGTAGCCACAGAATCCGCAACACGCACAGGGTCTCTTTCGTCGTCACAAACTACAGCGGCGACAGAATCTCCCACACTGGTTGGCTCATCGAGCTAATCGGTAATCGGTTCTGGCGCGTATGGAGCGATGCGCACGAAAAGTACCTGGCGGTGCATGAAACAAAGTTGGGGTGGAAATAGGGAGAGAATATGACCACAAAAAGTAGAATCGAAATCACCGAACAGGAACTCAAGGCGCTCAAGATGCGCATCGTCAACCGCTACGAGAGGATCGCTGACCATTGCATCCTCCACAGCGAGGCAGAAGAAGCGGCAGAGGCAGGTGCGGACATGGCACTGACCGTGGACGAGGTCATTTGCTGGCTGGAGATGTTCTAAATGGAAATTGTACGAGGAACCGTCATCGGTAGCTTCCTCTATCTCTATGAATTTTGGAGCGAGGAGCGCCGTATATGCCACTGCTATCTGGCGTCCGATGACGAGGCGGAGCAGTGGTTCAAAGAGAACCATCCCGACGCTTATCGCACCGGGGTAGAGATGCGCTGTTATGATGACTAAAAAGGAGAATAAAATGCTTGGAGTGTATGGCGGATATATTATAGCCAAGCGGCAAATAAGCTACGCAACAGATACAAAATCGGCTCCTGTGGTTATACAGGCTATCAATGAAGACGAAGCACAAGGCAAGGCGCTTTGGTTTTCGCGGGAACGGTACCCGCCTAGCGCGGGATGGTACAACCACGCGGCAGACGTGATACCCATACCCCCCGAATGGCTACAAGGAGAATAGACAATGCCAACCTATCAAAAGCCTGATGAGCAGGGCTACCAAAAACCAAAAGCTGGCCGTCCCCCCGGCCGATGCTGGAATAGGGAGAACGACTACCAACAGCTGGACACGCTCCCCACCATGCTGAGCCTGACCCTGGCTCAGCGGGAATGGCTCCGACGGGGGGCGGAGAGCATGTCTTCGGTCGTCCGCCGATTGGTGGATGAGGCGATGGAAAAGGAGATATAAAATGTATGCGGTGAACCTAGGCGACTGGGTGGCACAAAAAGATAATTTTGCTGTGGCGATTTTGCTACAACCGGTTATTGGCCGTCAGGATGTCGTCGAGACGGAGCCAAGGCGGATTGATGGCACGGCCGTCGTCCTCGATTGCGATGACGAACGAGCGGCGGCTATCGTAAGCATTATTCGACTAAAGTTCCAGAAATACCAATTCCGATGCTATCATAGCAATACTGGCCGGGGCGGATGGAAACGAATATAACGATTTAGCGCCCAGGAGCACCCCCTCCTCAAGCCCCGTCAGTCAGGCGGGGCTTTTTTATTCTGTAGTAGTGGCAAAAAAAGAGACCGGTGTTAAGCCTGGACAGCTACCGGCCTCCTTGGGAAGTGGTGTGTTTGTACACACGCCTACATTCTATTTTATAGCCAACATAGGAATTTGTCAACCCCCCTACCCCAAATCTACCCCTTTCCGCGTCCGGTATGCCGGTTCAACCGGTCTATCGGTGCTGTTGGGGGGAGTCGTCTTCGGGGTAGGGGGATCACGTATAACTTCGCACCTCTGGAAACATCGCTGCGAAGCGATTGAATAATTCCGGCCAGCCCTGCTTGAGAATTGCCCAACGGCCCCATCGCCGTTTGGTCTCTCCCGCCCAATATGACAGACGGCAATCCTCTGGCGGAATGCCCATTCCCATCAAGCGGTCATAGACTATACAATAATCTATCTCATTCTCTATAATGTAGGCCCACACATCCATATAGGACAGGTGCGCAACCGGCAGGCACTCCCAAAGCGCATCGCGTTTTTGCCAAAACAATTGACCTCGCACCTGAGCTAATTTATGCCGTCCATAACTCTCCTCAGATCGCAATCCAAGAAAAACACCATCGAAATGATATTCAGCCAGCAATGATTGGATAGGCCGATAAACCGTGCTCCGCATAGTCTCGGCCTCGCATCCGTCAGAGGCAGGTCCGCCTACGCGTTGCAGGGTGTCCAGAAGCGGCTCACAGGCCCAGCGGATGATACGTCTACCGGCCGCCGTATATCGTCCTAGAAGCGCGCTGCTTTCTGGATAGGCACAATCGGCATCAAAGTAGACGGCGGGAATGTGTGGATTTTGTTGCCACGCCAAATCAGCCATCACTACGCTGTCTTTTCCAGTAGAAAAGGCAATATAGGGCATCTTGGACTTTTGCAACATTTCCGCTGTAAATTGCTGCGCTTGTTCAATGCGCTTATTGTATCCACATAGACACGCCCACAACTTTGCTTGCTCAAGAAACGCCGTCTGCATCTGTGCGCCTCGTAAATAGAATGTCGTTATCTTTATCGAACGGATGCTGTCCAGTATACCCGCCATATTTCGCACAAAATCGCTTGGACATATCAGCCGCCCATTGGCGTCTCTGTATCCACCATTGCTCAGAGCGATTATAAATCAAGCCACGTGTGTCGCGTGGAGTATAATGTAAAATTGTGTGTGGATGCACATCTAGTATTTGCGCCGCCTGTACCAGTGTCAATTTTTGTACCAGTCGCATATCCAGCACTGCGTCCGTAGCATTTCTATAGCCTAGTCTCTGTGCCTTTTTGTCTGTCGGCGTACGCTCTGGTAGACTAGATGGATCAAATACTTTGTCATCCCGCTTCAGCGGCAGGCCAAGCTCTCGCCGCCACTCGCATAGTGTAGAGAGCGCAATTTCTAGCGCCCCTGCCACAGTACGCCAGGAATTCCCTTGTTCTCTTAGGCCAACTATTATATCCACAACTGGCTCCTGGAACTCGGCCTCTATATCGTGCCACTTTTTCAACCTGCGCTCGCGTCCCATCGCCTTCTAGCCTGGCACTGCCAATGTCATCTGATTCTCCCGTCGATAGTATGATGGTCGAATACCATAATTCGCCAGCGGAAAAACGCCCTGTCCGGCCGCATCCTCTGGCGGTATTCCTCGCATAAGCCGCCCCTCGCGCCACACGCTATAATCCTCCGGCCATGGCTCTACGGCCCATCTAATCACGCGGCCCCATCCCTGTGCAGTCTTTTTGCCAATATGCGCCACAGTAGATAGTAGCGATTCTATTTCCCGTTTGTCGCCGACGCAATACCACTCTATCCGCAAGGCCGCCTTGTAAAAAATCGGCATGTGATATGCCTTATAACGTCCCTGCTCAATAACAACTTTCCCACGCCGATTCTCAAAATCCACCAGATGAGACAAATTGGAACGAAATCTTTTATTCCAATGATCCCGACCTTCCACAATCCACCAGGGCTGTGGATATGCCCATGAGCAGGCAAAATACCAATTCTCTGGACGATGAATGATTTTCAGTGGGATTGAGACTTTGTGTTTCTGAGAATTCCCGCCCGGCGTCGTCATAACTTCTGGCCCTAATGCCAGCCGATGCGCTTGATACCAGATGACGCTATCCAACGGGAACCAACGGTCGGCCACAATGCCAGTACGCAGATATGCCATTATTCGCAATGGCTCGAACGTATCACGATAGGCCATCGAGTAGTTCCCTAATACTATCTGCGTTGCCCGCCAGATGATGCATATAACGATTACCGAGAGGGAGATCAATCTCCTGTCCGCTAGGAGCTAGGCGGGGATCGATATTGATCCATTTATCGAAATGTATTTGAACTTTGCCGTGACCGACGCCCGATTTGCCGCCGATGTATGGGAATCGTCCAAATTCTGCCAGTGTTACGGCAAAAGCCTCAAATTCCACATCTGTTACATCGTCCAGCGAAATATCCCAAAACAGCTTTGTTCCGGCCGCCAATGTCTCCACAAAATATCGCATTTGCTGTTTTTGTCCCGTCGGCCCGGCTATGTCTTCGGATGTGCCCCGCTTCTCCCGCTTTTTGGCGGCATCCATTTCCAACAATGCCCGCACCTCTGGTGCAATCAGCGCGCGCAACTTCTCGTTTTTCTCATCGTCCCGTCGGGTATATGCCTCCTCCTGGCATAGCTCCCATATAGACCCCATCCGCCCTTCGTCAATGAACCGCTCTGGTAACAGATGGGCCGTTTCCCGACAAATAGGAATTGCCTTACCGATTTTGGCTTTGCCCGGCATGATCTGATTCCCCATCGCTCCGCCAAATAAAGCGACGAGTGGCATCAGGTCACGCCAGCGACGTGCCTCGTCAATGTCTAATCCCCGACCAGTAACTTTGGTCAATGTCCCGCCCGAAAATAGGAAATAAAAGGCAGGCAGACTTAGACCTTGTACCGCACCCGTTTGATCATCGATTCCGTAGCCCAACACCTTGAGCATGTGAAACATGCCCCGGTCGCGCAGAATACCCCGCAGGGCGTTTCCGCTAATAACCGGAATTTCCTCAACGCTTCCATCGGTCTGCACGACCTTCTCCCGACGCAATTTAGCGTTTATGCCATGCGTATCACCAATATGGCTAATACTGGTCAATGCCGTCAGTGTGCCCTCAAATACATACGTGTTCATTTTACTCCTCTTCGTCCATTCTAGTCAACCACATATCACGCCGCCGCTGGACGCGGACGCGAACCATCAATACCAGGAGCACCGTCTCCTCGCGCATCAGTCGCAGAAACGCGGCATCTTCTTCTCGTAATAGTAATTCCTCGGCTCGCTGGCGATGTTCGGCGTTAGTTCCGATTCCAGCATTTAATTTAGAACAGAGCGAGTTGACGAATTTCCCCAGGCTGCTGGTGTACGCCGCCGCCTGGATATTGTTCTCGAACTGCTGCCAGATGTTCATCCGATAACGGCTCTTGTAATCCGCCGGTACTCCGCGCCAGATTATCTCTAGCAGGTCGGCCGCCTGCTCGTGCAATGGTGTCATAATCCATCTCCTTCTGAGCTAAAAAAATCGCCAACGCAAAGAGAATGGTCCCTCTGGCCGGCCCAATCTGGCTCTCGAATCGGAACAGTCTCTCGACCCCGAAATCGAGCACCCGATACTGCTTATACTGCCCACTCTCAATTTCGGCCTTAGAAAATCCGCCATCTAGCAATGGGAGAATGCTAGATAACATCTGCGCCAACTCATGTGGATACAAATAAAATGATTGTTCCTCAAATTGAATCCATCCCGTCGTGGCCCCGGCAGGATTGCGCGGCGCTCGAAATACCAGATGCTTTTGTCCACTCGCCGCGACGACGGCCAATTCCGGGAATGGTGATGAAAGCAGAATTCCGATCATATCCGCTTTGTTTCCCTTCGATAGCGGAATCCATTCTCCACCCACCAAAAACTGGCTATAGTTCCGCATTCGTTGTGGCTTCTCTTTTCCCATGCGGCGCGCCAATTCGTCCGACCGTTCCTCAAACCAAAAAAGACAATCACCACAGGCGATTGAGCCATTTACCAATTTGTCCCGGTCGGTAAAAGTTGGACGAACCCATTTCTCGAATGGCATTCCATTGGACTCGCGCCCACAAATTCGACAGATACCAATCACGGCGTCGCCCCGGTCAGCATTGGCGAGGGAGACGGCCCCATCGTCTGAAATGCCGTCCGATAGGATGTTAAAATCTCGTGAATCGGGATGTCCTGCCCTCGGCTGTCTTGCCGAACGATCCACTTGTCCACACTGCCCCCGACGCGGACTTTTATCACCCATCCATCCCTGTCCAGCCGCGCCATGAGACCAACCCACTTTTTCTTATCCAGTGGATAGCCTGCGTCTACCAGCCTGTCAAACTGAAAACAATCGGCCTTAACTGCGCGGATGAGCATTTGGAGCATGTCGCCATCTTCGGGAGCCAGTACCTTACTTCCAAGTTGCGGCATCTGCTCCACTGGATACGCTGTCCCATTCAGCGCCGGCTCCCAATGCCCGCTAACGGTAGATGAAAAATCAATC